GGATCACCGCGCAGATCGAGGCTGATGGCGGCGTGTTCCTGTCGCATCAGTTGGTTTACGTCGTAGCGATGGGTCAGTGGTCGACGGAGATCTTCTACGACGCCCTCAACCCCACGGGCTCTCCCCTCGGTCCGGTCCAGGGCGCGAAGATCAACTACGGCTGCGCGAATGGAGACTCCGTGCAGGAGATCGACGGGGCACTGTTCTGGATCGCGACGAATCGCTCGGCGGCCGCCCAGATCCTCATGCTCGATCAGCTCAAGGCGCAGATCATTTCCACCCCGCCGGTGGAGCGGTTGCTGAGCAGCGCCGACCTTACCGCTGTGCGGTCCTTCGGACTGAAGTACGCCGGGCATCGGTTCTATGGCTTTACCCTTCTGAACGACAACCTCACTCTTGTCTACGACGTGCGGGAGCAGCGGTGGTCGCAGTGGACGGACGAGAATGGGAATTACTGGCCGATTGTTAGCTCGACCTATCTGGCCTCGACCGGCAGCATCCTCCAACACGCGACGAATGGGAAGTTGTACCTGTTCGATTCCGCCTACACCTCCGACGATGGCGCCTACATCACAGTGGACATCTACACGCCGAACTTCGATGGGGAGACTCGCCGGCGAAAGCACCTCAACATCCTCGAGATGGTCGGTGACCGGACGCCGGGGAGTATCCTCCAGCTCCGTTACAACGACGAGGATTACGCTGAGACCGGTTGGTCCAACTTCCGCGAAGTGGACATGAACCTCCCCAAGCCGATCTTGGAGAACAACGGTACCTTCATCCGCCGGGCGTACAACATCCGGCATCGCTGCAACACCCGCCTCCGTCTCCAAGCGATGGAGATGCAACTCGACATCGGGACGCTCTGATGGCTACGTCATTCCAGCCGCCACCAACCTACGCCCTGCCCATCCTGGTCGATGAGAAGACAGGCCGCGCGCAGTTCAGCCCGATCTGGCTCAAGTGGTTTGTGGATATGGCGCAGGTCTTGTCGAGCTTCGGCGGCGGCTCGGGGAGTGCGGATCATAACCTGTTGAGCAATCTGCAGGGTGGAGCGTCGAGTCAGTATTATCACTTGAGTCAGGCAGACCATGACTACATCGACACGTACAAGCCGATTGCGGTCGGCGGCCTTTACCTCTCAACCGATTCAACCAACCCTGCGACGACACTGGGGTACGGGACGTGGGAGGCCTATGCCTCCGGCTCCATCCTCGTCGGCGCGTAACTAGGAGTCCTTGTGGCAACTGGAACATTCAAATGGTTTGCGCAGGCGTTGCACGATCTTGGCGAGAAGATCCACGACCTGAGCAGCGACGACATTCGCTTCGGACTGGTTACGAATAGTACCGTGCCGGCGGTGAACACAGCGGCCCCGCACTGGGGCGGTTCGGGCACGACGAACTTCGCCTCGACACAGATCGCCACGGCGACGAGCTACACAGGTCCGATTGCGCTTTCGTCGGAGACCTGGACGCTCAACAGTACGGGGGCTGTGTTCGATGCGGCTGATCCTTCTGTGATTGCTCAGGATGCAGGCGGCGCGACCAACATCGCCTATGCTATCTTCTACAACAACACCGACGCGAACAAGCGGTGCTTGGGGTATCTGGAGATCAGCAGCGGCGGTACGGTTTCGCTTGTGGCTGGTTCTCTTACGATCAACTTCAACGCAAGCGGCATTTTGTCGCTGGCACAGTCATGAGCACGCACCGCAATCGAGTACAGATGACGGTTTCCGGAACGCCGGGAACTGGCACGATCACGCTCGGGAGCGCATCGAGCGGGTATCAGTCGTTTGCGACGGCCTACGGCGCAAACGCAACGGTTGACATCTTGATCGTTGATGGCACGGCTTGGGAGGTTGCGCGGGACTGCACCTACACCAATAGCGGCACGACGGTGACGCGGGGAACGCTTGAGGCATCCAGCACGGGCAGCGCGGTTAGCTTTACATCTGCTGCTGTGGTGTCCGAGATTCTGACGGCGACCAAGGGCACGTATTCAGAGACGGCGCTGAAGGGCTTCCTTCCTGGCGGCAGGCTTACGCTTGAATCTGGCGTTCCTGTCAGCACCACGGACCAGACGGCAAAGACCAGCGTTTACTACACGCCCTATCTGCATAACCTCATCTCGCTATGGGATGGCACGAACTGGGTGCCGACCGAGTTCAGCGAGACAACGCTTGCCCTTGGCACGCTGACCAGCGGCCTACCCTATGACGTTTTCGGCTACCTGAGTGCTGGCGCGCTGGTGCTGGAATTACTCGCATGGACGAACGACACGACACGCGCCACGGCAGTGACCTTGCAGGAAGGGCGCTACTGCAAGAGCGGAGATAAAACCCGCCTGTTGCTTGGCACGTTCTACACGACCAGCACGACGACAACCGAGGACAGCGCGGGCGGCGGATCAAGCAGCGTTGGCGCGAAGCGGTACCTGTGCAACGTCTACAACCGGGCAGCTCGCACGGTGGCTGTGTATGACGGCACTGCATCGTGGACAAACCCCGGCACCACCATTCGGCAGGTACGCGCCACGGCGGGTAACAAGATCGAAGTGGTGGAGAGCATTGGGACGGGCCAGATTGCACTATCTGGTAAGGGCCTGTCCGCGTTCAGCCAAACGGGCTCGACTTTTGAGAACTACAACCAGGGCATAGGCGTTGACACGACTACGGCCTACAGCACAGGCAACTATGGGGTGTACGGGCACAACATCAACGCTGATCGAGTCGTCGCATCCACAACTTCATTTAACGCAGTTGTCCCCGCTGGTCGCCATGCATACAACTGGGTCGAGAACACGGGCGGCGTGTTGACCACGGTTACTGTGTTTGGCAACAACGGCGCTACGTTGCGCACTGGCGTCACGGGGAGTGTCACGACATGAACGCCGGAACACTTCACGATTACGCGCTGTCGGTTGGCCTGCCGATCAGTTGGTGTGACTCGACCGGGATGCTGTATTTCACGGACGGCAGCAAACGTGAAGCTACGCCAGCGGAGATTGCTGGGGCATTGCAAGCCGAGCAGGACAAGGCGACAAGGCGCGATGAGTCCACGACCGCCCGCGACGACGCCAAACGCGCACTGACGGCACTGGATACGATCATCACGGGCATTGACGGCGCAACGCTTACGCAAGCCAAGACAGCGATTAAGCAACTGGCGCAGATTCAGCGGCACATCATTCTGGCGACCTTGGGGCGATAGATGACCTGGGCATCGTCACCGTGGGCAGGAGAAGCGTGGGCGGGTAGTCCGGCGGCGGGGACTGATACCACGGTTTCTGCCGCTCTTGGAACTGCGACAGCTAGCGGTTTTACTGCCCTGGTCAATGCTAGCGCAATAATTGCTGCAGCGTTAGGTACAGCGGCTGCCGCCGGATTCGATGCAACGATCACTACGAGTAGTGGAACTGTCGTGAGTTGTAGTCTGGGAACGGCTGCTGCAAGTGGATTTGATGCTACTATTACAAGTGCTTACGCGTACATTGCTGTTTACATATGGAGGCGCACGGCATGAGGCTGCTGGAATACTCCCCCGCCGCGAACCCGGAGTTCGTCGATCAAGTCATCGACGCTCTGCTCGCTGAGAGCCCTGAACTACGTGGAGTAGCTGTCGAGCGGGAAATGGTCAAGCTCGTCCTCGAGCGCAGCCCCCACGTGAAGTGTCTCATCCACGTTCAGGACGGGGCGCTGCTGGCGGTAGTTATCCTCCAGGTCGGTCCTGTCTGGTACGCCCCTCGGCGGCGGTGTGCGAGGGACCTTCTCGTCTGGGTCGCCCCGGCGCGGAGAGGATCATCCCTCGGCGTGCGAATGATCCGGGCGATTGAAGCCTGGGCCCTCGAGCACGCTGTGGACGACCTTTACTTGTCCCAATCCACCGGCATTGAAGTCGAGCGAACGGCGGCGTTTTACGAGCGGCTGGGGTATACCCTGTCCGGTTTTATCTCTCACAAAAGGATGGATCATGTGCACAGGATTTGAAATTCTCCCGACGATTTTCGGGGGCGGAGCGGCCGCCGGAGCAACTGCTCTA